TTCACCTGCTCAATATCGTGGCACATTGGGACGCATGGTTGAGATTGCTGGCTTTAAGGATTCTGCTGAGTTCTACAAAGCTATTACGCCAGAGCAAGACCAGATGCTTTCTAATCCTCCTCCACAACAACAACAGATGCCTCCAGAAGTTCAAGCAATTATGGCTAGGACTCAAGCTGAGATACAAGCTAACCAAGCTAAAGCACAAGCCGACATTCAGTTGAAGCAACAGCAACAACAGATTGACATGGAGATGGCACAACAGAAGGCTGTTCTTGAAATGCAGATGATGCGTGAAAAGGAAGCTGCTAAGTTGCAATTAGAGCGTGAGAAACAACAGGCTTACTTTGCTATGAAGCAACAAGAGTTTGAAGCAGAAGCACAACTGAAAGCAATGAAGATTGGTGCTGGCATTACATCTAACGTAGAGATTAGGGGTTAATCATGGCAGTTACTAATGCAGACATTCTTGGGTGGTTGAATGAAAACCCTAATGCTAGTCCTGCCCTTATCAATCAAACGATGGCAGAGGCTGGCGTAAGTGCTGCTCAGTATCAATCCGCTACTGGTGCGCCTCCTCCTCCAGTAGCCCCAACAACAGTTACTGAACTTTACCAACAAGAGTTAGGTAGAGCACCAGAGTCTCAAGCAGTAATTAAAGAATGGGAAAAAATATTTGGTAGCACGATTGACCCAACTGAGGTTGCTCAATTTCAACAAGCTGCACAACTTGAAAAAACTGCCCCTGCAGTAGCTAATATAAAAGGTCAAATCTTATCGCAAGGTACAACTGACCAATGGTCTGGTCAAGGTTTTGGTTCTGCTGAAGCTAACGCTACTGACATGGCTAAAATTTTGGCTGGTATTGGAATTACTGATATTAACCAATTTGGTCAGATTACTAAACAAGTTCCTGTTACTAGCACAGATGAATATGGAAACACATACGATACTGGTCAAACACAAACAGTTACCACTTACGGAAACAAAGTAACTGGTCAAGAAGTTCCTAATACTTATAGTGAGCGTCAAACTGGCAATGCTTTTGGTGGAACATTTGCTGGCAAAGGTAACACAGGTTATCGAGTTGAGTTTGCCCCTAATGGCACTCCAGTTTTTTACACAACTGGCGCATCTAGTTCTGATGCTGGTGATTGGATGCCTATTGTTCAACTTGCATTAGCTGCAACTGGTGCTGGTGGTTTGCTTGGTAATGCCTTACTAGGTACTGGTGCTAGTCAAATAGCTTCAAGCGCATTGGGTAATGCTATTCTTGGTGGTGCTACAACAGGTCTTGCTGGTGGTGATGTACTTAAAGGCGCATTGCTTGGTGGTGCAGGTGGCGCATTGAGTGGCTATCTACAGGGTGGCCCAATAGACGCATCTAACATGACTTCAGCGCAGTTTAATGATGCTCTTGAGAGTCAGTTAATTAGTTCAATGCAAGGTGCAGGATTAACAAACGCACAGATTACTCAGTTTTTAGAAAACGCAAGTGCAGCAGATATTGCATCTATTACTAGCGCATTGCCAGTAACAGGTGCGTCTGATACTTTGCTTGTTAATGCTGCCAGAACACCAATTACTTCTACTGATTTAATTAACACTCTTTCACAAGTTCCAACTGTTGCTATAACTGCTAAAGCACCAGAACAAGTGTCTCCAGATGTTTTAAATGCTGTTACATCTATTTTAGGTGGTGGTTCAGCTACTACCCCGAATGTTGAGGTTACTGCTGAAAGACCTACGCAACCTGATATTCCAGTAATTACTACAACACCCACAGTAACTACGCCAACTACTCCTACAGTTACAACGCCTACTGGTGGAACTAAAACAGATGGCACATTAACTACATCTGATATTATTAAGATTCTTGGAATTGGAACTTCAATTGCAGGAATTAACGCTGCTGTAAATCCTCCGACAACAACACCAACAACATATCCAATTGTTGAAGTTCCTGCTGATTGGAGAACACCTCCAAAGACAGGCGTTGCACCATTTACACCTTTGCCTGCAATTAACTTTGGTGACAGAAACCTACTAATTGGTACTCAATGGGAAAAGTTCCTAGACCCAAATTATGGTCAAGTTCCAGAGCCTATCCAATACTCACAGCCATCTAGCCTGAGTTACAACGACTTGATGGGTATCTTGGGTAGCAAGCAAGGTATGCCATCAGCAAGCACTTTGTCTATTAACGATATTATTTCTGGAATACAAAACCAATATGGACAAGCACGTTCTAGCACAATGGGCTAAAAACCTATTAAATGATGACTTTTTCAAAGAAGTCATAGATAACTTGAAAAAAGAACAGATTAGTGTGATAATTAACACAAGTGCAGAAGAATGTGATAGGCGTGAAGATGCTTATCGGCACATTAAGACTATTGAACTAATTACAGGACACCTAGAAGGTTTAGCCTCGGAAACTGTGATTAGAGAGAAGAAGTGGAAGATTCTGTAGCCTTTAGGCTACACCTCCGTCCAGAAGGTTTCTGGCGATTATTGAGATGACAAATGGAAAACACCAACCCTAATGGGAGTGAAAGCCTAGATGTAAACCAAGCCGCTTCAGCGTTTGAAAGTCTGATGGGTGATTCTGAGGAAGCTGACAACAGCCAAGCCGAAGGTCAAACAGAGGAAGTTCAAGAGACTGATGAAGTTGAGTATTCTGAAGAAGAAGAACAACCCAAGCAGAGATATAAAGTCAAAGCATCTGGTGAGGAAGTCGAAGTAGAACTAGACGAACTTATCAAGGGTTATCAACAAGGTACGGACTACACTAAAAAGTCTCAGGCTTTAGCTGAACAACGTAAGGCGATTGAAGCTGAACGTGGTCATTTAGAGCAAGTGAAACAAGAGCGACAGGCATACGCCCAGAAGTTGCAAGCGTTGGATAGCTTCCTTACGCAGCAAAATAAGGGTGTGGACTTAGATGTTCTAAAGGAAACAGACCCTATCGGTTATGCGGTAGCGGTAGCTGAACAGAGTCAGCGTGAGAAGCAGTTAGCAGTAGTGAGGAATGAACAGCAACGCATTGCCCAACAGCAACAAGCAGAGCAACAATCCCAACTGCAAGCGCACTTACGCACAGAATCTGAGAAGCTAGTTAGTCTGATTCCTGAGTTAGCTACACCACAGGGTGATGCGGTTCGGAAACAAATCCGTGACTATGCGAAATCTGTAGGTTGGACTGACCAAGAACTTAGTTCCGTGTATGACAGTCGTGCTGTGCAGACCTTGTATAAGGCAATGAAGTATGAGCAACTTCAAAAGAGCAAACCAGAGTTAACCAAGAAACTCCAGTCTGCTCCTAAGATGATGCGTTCTGGTACTTCAGTTCCCCAAGCTAAGTCTTCACAAGACAAACAGGCAATGCAAAGGTTGCGTGAGACAGGAAAAGTCTCAGACGCTGCCAGAGCATTTGAACGATTTTTATAAATTTTGGAGTATTAAATTATGGCTACCTATCAAACATATACCGCAATCGGTATGAGAGAAGACCTTTCGGATGTTATCTACTCGATTTCACCAACAGATGTCCCATTTATGTCTTCCATTGGCAAGACAAAGGCAACTGCTGTTCTGCACGAGTGGCAGACTGACAGCTTGGCTGCTGCTACTTTGGATAACTTTACAGTTGAGGGTGCAACAGCATCTGACGCTACTATGTCTCCTACTACTCGTGTAGGCAACCGCACTCAGATTGCACAGAAAACTATCAAGATTTCTGGCACTTTGCAGTCAGTTGACAAAGCTGGTCGTAAGTCTGAAAAGGCTTATCAGTTGGCTAAGGCTTCTAGCGAAATCAAGCGTGACATGGAGACAACCCTGTTGAGCAACCAAGTTGCTGCTAACGGCAATTCTTCTACTGCTCGTAAATTGGGTGGTCTGCAAGCATGGTTGAATTCTAACTATGATGGCGGTACTTCTGGTGTTGCTGGTGACTTGGGCACTACTGCTCGTACAGATGGTACAAACCGCACTTTCACAGAGGCAATTTTGCAAACTGTTGTTAAAGAAGTTTACGCTTCTGGTGGCAATCCTAAAGTATTGATGGTTAACCCTGCTCACAAGCAGTTGGTTTCTGCCTTTACTGGTATTGCTGCACAGCGTTTCATGGCCCCAAGCAATACGCCTACAACCATCATTTCGGCTGCGGACGTTTACCTGTCAGATTTCGGTGCAATCTCAATTGTTCCCAACAGGTTCATGACTTCCACTAACTCATGTGGCGAAACAGCGTTTATCCTTGACCCTGACATGGCTGCTATTGCTTATCTGCGTCCTTTCCAGACCAACGAGTTGGCTGTAACTGGCGACAACGAAAGCACTCAGTTGCTGTGCGAGTACACCTTGGAAGTGAAAAACCAAGCTGCTCACGGCATTTTGGCTGACTTGACACCTTAATCTGGTGTAACTCTAAAATGCCTCAGACTAAACATCTGGGGCATTTTCTTTTCTACTCAAACTGATAGAATTAGGCTATGCAAAACCCTAACAACTTTAGACAAACTGCTGTTCACGCTGATGGTGAGGGTGGTATCGTTATTCAGACTCGTCAGGATGTGTCTGACATTGTTGAGCAAAATAAAAAAGAATATAACTCGTATGACGAGAGAGCAAGATGGTCTGACCAATTGTTTGGTAACAAGGTTGCATCTATTCCAATGACAGTTATTGATGACTTGAATAAAGCTGGAATTATGCGTGGCTTTGCTGTTCTAGATGACAAGCGTTTTGCTGCTTGGTTAAATGACCCAATGAATCGTGCATGGCGCACTAGAACAGGAGTTGTATGAGTTTTACTACCTATGCTGAACTACAGACAACTATTGCAGAATACTTGGCTCGTTCAGACCTAACGACTCAGATTCCAGACTTTATCCGTTTGGCAGAAGTACGCTTACGCAGAGACTTGCGTATTCGTCAGATGTTGACTTCTACATCTTTGACCTGCACATCTGGAACAGCTACAGTTAATATCCCATCTGACTTCTTGGAAGTAAAAGATTTTGTGGTTGCAGGTAATCCTGTATTCCCATTGAACTACGAATCTCCGTCTTTGTTCTCTCGTAACTCACGAAGCATGGATGCAGGTAAGCCATTGGACTACACAGTCTTGGCAAGCACATTTAAGTTAGCACCTATTCCTGATTTTGCTTACACATTGAGTTTGGTTTATTCTGCTGCGCCTCCTTTCTTGAGTACATCGAATACAAGTAATACATTCTTGACTGTTTGTCCTGACTTGCTCTTGTATGGTGCTTTGATTGAAGCCGAGCCTTACTTGATGAACGATGCTCGAATCAATACATGGGGAACTATGTTTGACAGGGCTATGGGTTCATTGACTCGCTCTGACGAGAAGGGCCAATTCTCTGGCGTTCCTTTGGCAATGCAAACTACATACATCTGATATGGCTACACAAAGAATCCAACTAGGTGAGTGGATGCCTGACCAATCAGGTATCTCTGGCGCATTGACTGACGCTAAGAACGTGGTTTCTCAAGCTGTGGGTTATGGCCCATTTCCTAGTGCTGTAGCGTTTTCTGCTACTGCTTCTGAAGACCTAGTGTCTTTGTATGCTGCCAAGAATCCAGACTCTACTACTCAGTTGTTTACTTCTGGCGCATCTAAGATTTTTACAGTAAGTGGTATTGGCGCATTGACTCAAGTTAAAACAGGCATGACCACAGGCATTGACGATAAGGTTAGGTTTACTCAGTTTGGTAAACGAGTAATTACCACAAATAATGCTGATGTTTTGCAAGGGTGGACGTTAGGAACTTCTACGTCTTTTGCTAATTTAAGCGCATCTGCACCTATTTCTAAATTTATTA